GCCACAAACGGCGGAACTTTGACTTTATTCAATTCTTGCCGAATCTTATCAGCATCCTTCAATTGATTACCAACCCATGCTCCCTCAAGTTTGCCTTGTTCATAACCGCTGCGATATTTCATTGAACCGTAGTCGTCCCCTAATTCTTTTATAATGTCATTAAGCCATCTGGTTTGAGTTGTTGGATCAAACCCTCTAATTCGACGAACGACATCTTTTAATTTGAACGGCAACGGTTCTGGCTCGTCCAAAGACCGTAAGTCTTTCAAAACCAAATCAACCGAGGTCATTTTTTTCTTGCTAGCTTTAAATTTTTCATAGCGTTCAATTAGTCCCTGTATGTTCATTCTCAAACTCCTCGCTTTCTTTAAAATCATCAACATAAAAATAATTGATATTCTTAGGGTTGACAGACAAATTTCTAATCCTCATCAAATTTCCATTGTTGAACTGACTAGTAATCTTCGTAAGTTCTTTTTCTGTAAAGTTTCTTACTAGAAAACTAAGTTCTTCACCATTAGTGAAGTGAATTTTTATTTTTTGATAATTGCTAACTTGTTCACTTTCAGGTTCATAACCAAGCAAGTATCCTACGCTTACTCCAAAATAATCTGCTAACTCATCTGCTCTATTCGTTTTGATTTGGCTTTCTCCATTTTCCCAACGTTGAATACACCGAGCTGGTGCAGCTATTGCTTCAGATAATTCCTGCTGAGTCAACCCTTTTTCTTTTCTTAATTGTTTTAGTCTGTTCATCCTTCACACCTCCTACGCTGATTTTTGTACTAATTTCGTTTGTTTCATCCATTCCTTGGCTATGTCCCATACTTCAGCTGGTACATCTTGGTTATACTTGCCACGAAATTGGGCTATCTTCCCCTGCCTTACTTCTAGTGTGTAAAGAGGTTTTTTAGGTTGGTTTGATAAACGGACAAACACTATTAAGGTATCTCCTTTAAAATGCTTGTCTGTATATGAGCTTACGCAGTGATGTAGCTTTTTGCCCTCGTAGATCAGCTCAGCCACTTTTCTAGGGACATGGAATGCGTATCCATTGATTGTCTTATCCATTCCTTCTCTAAGTTTAAACTCAGCTTCAAGTTGCTTGCGTTTCTTCTTATCTTCCAGTTTTTGTCTTTCTTCGACGAATTGATTGTATAATCCGACTGTGTGATTGTGCATTGCCGTAAAATCCTTTGGTACAAGCATAGCATCACCTTCAGGCTCAATGCCCATTTCTCGTAGCATCTTGAGATAGTCAAGGTATTCATTGAAGTCAATATGATTCTTGATAACCCAATTCTGAAACTTATTGATCCCGATACCTTTCGGTATATGCTTGATATCGTGGTAAGTCAGATAAGACTCAATGCCAGGCACTAGTTGGCCGTTCCGTTCTTTTAAGCGACGGCTCAACTCAAATTCATTGAAACTACGATTTGAATTCTTGAAAAATTGTTTATTCTTCTGAAGCCATCTGCGGTTCAAGGTCCGCATATCTACTGTTCTTGTAAATCCGATTCTATAATCTGGATACATGATTTCTTTGGCCAATCTATAAGCATGAATTTTCTGAGCAAATTCAATTTCAAACTTATATTTGTAAAGCCGTTCAATTTCCCAAAAATAGATATTATCGAATTTTAAATATTTGAGTTCGGATACTTTTTGAAGTCTCTTTTCCCAATTGTTTGGATAAAAAATATTTCCTGTGTAAAAGCCGCCACTACATGAATTAGCGAATAGATACGGATAAAATTGTCCGTTGTAATCTTGGCCAATCTTTGTGTGTTTGTCATTTTCAAATCGCTCTAGATTAGTAAGTTGGAAATCGATAAATTGTTTCCCTTCGACCAGCTTCGAGCTAAATTCATAAGATTGAATCTCGATGCGTTTCGACGTACTGAGAATGATTGAGAAAAAGTAGGTCTTATCATAAAAAGTAAGCCGTGACGATTTCGTCAATCGTTTTTCAATACAATAGCCAAGGTTCAAGTCTGAAGCAATTATGGTTTTATCCTTATTGCTCCATTTGTACGTTGTAATTTGCGAATAACACCATCTCCAAAAATCTGCAGGTGGTTTTAAGCGTCTGTCAGCTTCTCGCTTACATTGTTCATGTTTCATTCATCTAAGAAATCGAAAATGCTCATTTGCTTTTCGACTACTCCTTTCTCTTTCTTAATTTTAGGTTTCATGATGATATCATCATCTGGACCAGCGCCTTTCCTAATTTTGGCGACATCAACCTTTTCTTCAGGAGAAGCCTGAGATTTGTCTTCCTTTTTCTTCTTAACGAGCTCAACAGGCACCTGCTTGATGTTAGATACTTGTGAATTTGAGATAAAGTACTCTCTAACCCATCTGAAGACAGTAGCATCATCGATACAAGCGACTCCGTTTTCAGCAAATTTACGAGCTTTTTCTTTAGCATGGCTTAAAGCACACTTCAGAGAATATCGCTCTTTTAAGATTCCTTTAAATAATTCCTCATCCTCCTGATCGCATATCCAGTTATGAACACGGTCAAGTGCAGTATCATGTGGCTGATTTAATTCCTCCAGCAACTTAGCCAGAGCTTTTTCTTTAATGTCATTCATATTATTTTCCAAAAAATACGACTGCCTCTGTGTGTGAGTTTGGCTAAATACGGGCAGTCGCTCGTCCAAGGTCACACGACCGATTGACGTATATTCTAGCTCGCTTTTAACGTGGTTCTCGGCACGTTGATTTTGTCGCTAAGTAATAGCAATCTACAGCACCATAATCAAAACGTACATCGTCTTTTCCGATATATTTTTTAAATCTTGGTCTGGTAATGCCTGAGAAAGACCATTGATGGTCTTTCATCCGTTCGATAAGATCATCCACATTGTTAAAACTTCCAAGGAAAAACTTGCGGTGCCCATTGTAGATGAAATAGAGTTTTAATAACAAGAGACACCGCCTTCTAGAAATAATCTTTCCTTTTGTTTTTCAAGTCATTAAATACCATCAGATGAGCATTGTCTACACCTTTCATCAACCGACTCATAAACGGCCGACCATAGCGTTTCTGAATTTCTTGTGCAGTCAGATTAGTCGTGATAACCGTATTAGCCCTTTTGTTGAGAATATTGTAAAGAATACTAAAGGACCACTCACTGTCCTTCTCCATACCAAGATCATCCAAGACCAAAAACTTTGCACTAGCAATTTTATTGACCAGGAACTCTTCCTGACTAAAGTCCGCCTTGATTTTCATTAACAAGTCAGTGACATTGATAAAAATAGCAATTTCTTTTGTAGCTTCTGATAAGGCTTTCATAATGCCAAAAGCAAGATGGCTTTTACCCGTTCCAGCTTCGCCTTGAAAAACAACATTGTTTCTCGCTCCACCTGCCCACTCTCTACAAATTTTTTTGGCAAACTTCAACTTTTCAGCTTCTTTTTCAGTCGGTGTGTCAAAGTTGTCAAGAGTAGCATTTTTCAGTACATCATCATAGAGAGAGAATCTCTCAAGATAGAACTTCCGCTCTCGTTCATGCTCGGCATCAGCCAACTCATTGACCTTTATTTGATTCTCTGCATGAATCCGTTCCGATTCGCATAAGCGACAGAGAACATCATTTGTACGAATAATCTTAATCAAGGGAATTTTGTGTTTGTCACAAATTTCATTTTGTTCTTCAGTATTCCTGTGATAAGAGAGCGCCATTTCTTCTAGTGCATTAGTTACCATGACATCCTACCTCCACAAGCTTTCCAGCTTGCCATATCTGACAAGCAAGCTATCACAGTTTCTTTTGATTGTTTTTTCAAAAGAGATTTTTTCTGATCACTGATTGGATAGAAGTTTTCTTCAAATTGTTGGATTAATTCTAGAACCCCCATTCATCCTTCACCTCTTGTTCATCTTTCTTCTCTTTTCGCTGTTTCTTATATTGTCGAACTTGTTCAATTGTCGTCACTTGGTTCTGCTGCCAATTTCTCAAAATGCCACCTATGTAGCTAACATTTGGTTTTCCTGAAGTAACAGCTGTCCTTAATGCTTCTTTGACTAGTCCAGAGTCATTTTCGTTTAACAGATGATTGATTTCTTCGATTTCAAAACCTGATAGCAGTCTACGAAATTCAGACTGAAATAGTTCTAAGATATTTTCACTATTACTAGTAGTAGTTATATTCTTATCTTTATCTAATTCTTTATCTAATTCTTTATCTCTTTCTTCTTCTGTTCCGTTACTTTCCGTTACTGTAACGTTACATGTAACGTTACCAATAGCAAGCTCTTTTTGTTTTTCTCGATGTCTAGCTACACGTTTTCGTGTTTGTTCCTTGACTTTCTCCATCCCATCAATATTTTGATGTTTTTCCCAGTTTGGCAAGGTAATGACACCCTCAATAACCTCAATCATACCGAACCGTTCAAATATTCCCAAGGCCATCCTAACAGTGTTGAGGGGTCTTTGGAATCTATTAGCTAACATTTCATCTGTATAAACTAAATTAGGTGAAATTGCTAAAACTCCATTTTTATTCAATTTTCCAGCCAACACTAGAATTTTGAACCAAATTACCAGAATAGCATCATGATCAGGAAGTGCATCGATAAGACAGATTTTTTCATCATCAAAAACATCAGTAGTAATTTTAATCCATTTGATTTCAGACATTACTCCCCTCCGTTTTAATCCACAAATGTTTCTTTTCGTGTCACGGGATCAATGTCCACACGTTGACCAGTTTTAAAGTCGATAAATCCTTTTTCAACTTGCGGCGCTTGAAATTGAATCTTCTTTTTCTGTCTCATGGCCATTTTAAGCTTGATATTCAACATCAGCGATTCAATCAATACTACTGATACTAGTGTACCTACTGCGATAATTTGTAAATTGTTCATGTTTTTTATCCTCGTTTTGTGCTATAATATAGTCAAATAATTTTGCTAAGACCTTGTCCAGAAGCCTTTTAGTAAAGTTATTATATTTGATTAGAGAGCCATTCTTTGATGGCTCTTTTTGACCATTTCTTACCAGGTAATTCCTTTGGAAATCCCTTTAAGTAACGATAATTATCTGAAAATGTGGCATACTTAATTCCTAGAAAATCACAGGTAGTGTTCACATCCATCAACTCTGGATAGTGATCACTATCTTTTTCTATTTCGACTAGCCTTGTAATTGTGTCCTTGATAATGGACTTAATCCATTCAGATAGTGAAAGTAGAACATTGTCCATCTTCTTTCCCTCCTACCCTTCGTCAAATGAGTTCAATTTCATGATTTTCATCTTGGTATTAGTGCTTGGCTCCCACGTCATCCAGTAAGCAAGAGCAGCTTCTGCAAACTTCTTCGGTAACAAGTCATAGCGACTGATATTAAAGTGGTCTTTGAAATCAATCTCAGCTTGTCTAAAGACTGACTGAGCGAAAGTCTTATCCGCATAAGCTGGACTATCAATGCCGCCAAGGCAAGCCACGACCCGAGCCTTGCGCTTCTTCAGTAGCGACTGAGCGTAGCTTGGATGAATCGGTTGCTCACTCTTGAGGTAGTCGATATCTTCTAGCATGGTAGCCTGCTGCTCACGCAATTTCTTCTGGCCAGTAAACAGAGCGATAAAGGCATCCTCGTCCAAATCCTCGCGGATAAATCCGCCCTGCTTGCGAATAGCTGGCAAGACCTCTGAAGTCACCCAGCGCTTGAACTC